ACAGATGCAAAGGATAGACGATCCTTGCTGATGGCTAATTTAGCCGATGCAGAGGGTGGTCGGGTTTAACTTAACTAAATAAAGGAAATATCATGGCTTTTGCTAACTCAGCAATTACCGATATTATCGCTACCACCATTCAAAGTCGTAGCGGAGTATTGGCAGATAACTTAACACAAAACAATGCAATTCTTCAGCGTTTGAACTCCAAAGGTAATGTTCGCCCATTCTCGGGTGGTAATGTGATCTTGGAAGAAATCATGTACAACGACCCAGCAACCAACAATGCTAATAGCTATAGCGGTTACGAAGTCTTGAACATCACCCCTGACAGCCCAATCTCGGCTGCTCAGTTCAGCATTACTCAATATGCTGACTCAGTAACCATGAGTGGTCTAGAAATGTTGCAAAACAGCAGCAAAGAAGCAATCATCGACCTTTTAGATGGTCGTATGCAAGTTTCTGAAGCCCGTCTGTTGAACCGCATTTCGGGTGACTTGTATGGTGACGGTACTGGTAACGGTGGTAAAAACATTACTGGTTTGGCTGCTGCCGTTAGCACTTCTCCGTCCTCGGGCACATACGGTGGTATTAACCGTGCAAACTGGGAATTTTGGCGTAACCAAGCAACAACTGGTGCTGATTCCGCTGCTTTGATCCAAGCTGCTATGACTACTGCTGCTATCAAATCTGTTCGTGGTAATGATAAGGTTGACCTTATTATTGCTGGTAACACTTTGTATCAGCGTTATGTAGCTTCTTTGCAAGCGATTCAGCGTATTGCTGGTGTAGACGAAGGTGCTGCTGGTTTCGCATCACTCAAGTTCTACGGTGGCGGTATGTCTGCTGATGTGGTATTGGGTGGTGGTATTGGCGCACAAGAGAACGCATTGTATATGTATCTCTTGAACACCGATTACATCTTCTTCCGCCCACACAAAGAGCGTAATTTCGTTCCTATCGGTGGCGAGCGTCAGTCGATCAATCAAGATGCAATCGTGAAGCTGTATGGCTGGGCTGGTAACTTAACCTGCTCTAACGCTTCCCTGCAAGGTATCTTGACTGGTGCTTAATCAACTGACTAATTAAAGGAAAATTATCATGTCATATAACATTACCCCTACCTCGGGCATTAACTTGGATGATAAAGTTAATACAAACCCGAACTCTGCTGGTACTGGCGTTCCTGTCAATGGCCCACTTGGTTCACAAGTGTTTGGCTCTGACGGTAAGCGTTATGTACTAGGTGTTGCTGGTGCGGCTGTTACAGCTTCTACAGCAACTTGCTCGATCAATGCTTCTACATTTGTAGTTACGCCTTCTGCTGGTGCTTATTTAAGCCCAGCCGTTGCTTTAGCTTCAGGTGATTATGCTTGGTTCGCAGCTACTAGTGTTTAATAGCATTTTGTAGTAAAAACAAGGGGTTACCTTAATCGGTAGCCCCTTTTACCTTTAACTTTACCTAACTACTTAGGAGATTTAAAAATGGCTTTACCTTCAGATACACAAGGAGCAGATTCACGCTTACAAGTACGCTTTTACAAAAAATCCGTACAACAAGAGCAAGAATCCATAGATGCTGGCAGACCAATTTACAAAGACTTTGATTTTGTACATATCTGCGTTGCTGGCGATACCCTCACCGAAATCGACACTTATGCGCTACAAAACCATAAGCAGCGTTTCCCTATTCAATGGGCTAATTACATGAATAGACAGGGAGCGCATGACGAGGAAGTGGTTGGAACACCTTTATCGGAATGGCCTTTAGTATCAAAAAGCCAAGCCGAAGAATTAAGGGCAATTAAGTTCCAAACGGTAGAATCTATTGCACACGCTTCAGATCAACAGTTACAGCGCATGGGAATGATTGCAGGAATGTCCCCTATGCGTTCCGTGACAAGGCAAAGGCATTTTTAAATCTAGCAACTACGGCAGCAGAAACCGATAAGCGTGAGCATGAAATTAACGCTTTGAAAGAAGAACTTGCCAAAAAGGAACTAGAAACTGCTAAAATAAAGGCAGAAACAGATGCGAAGCTAGCCCTAATGCAAGAGCAAATGGCTACTATACTTGCTGCTGTTGGTGAAAAGAAACCCCGTAAACAGAAAACGGTAGCCACAGAGGAAGCCTGATATGTCATCAACAATGCTTGAATTGGTACAGCAAGTCACCGCTGAACTTAACTTAGCCATACCAACTTATGTGCAGGGCAACACAAACCAAGATGTGCAGCAAGTCTTGGCTTTGATGAACCGTGCAGGGTATGACCTTGTTAAGGAACATAATTGGCAAGCATTGGAGTTGGAATACAGGTTTTACACCACAGCAATTACCACAACCTGCGATACCATTAACAACACTTATGACTTATTGAATGTTGCTAATACCACAGGTTTGGATAACACTTATTCCATCGTTGGCACAGCTATTCCTCAAGATACTTATGTGGAAGAAGTTACAGGGTCAACGGTAAGGACAAGTCAATTAGCTTCTGCAACAACTATTGGCGGCACGGTTACTTTCAGTAAAACGAAGTATCCGTTGCCACCTGACTACGAAACCGTAACAGATAATACCCATTGGGATAAGACAAAACATTGGCAAATGCTAGGCCCTGTTGATGCCCAGCAATGGCAATGGCTAAAGTCAGGCTATATTTCAACAGGCCCTCGGGTTCGTTGGCGTATTCTTGGCAATGAGTTTCAGATATGGCCACCATACAACACCCTTGAATATTTAGGCTTTGAGTACCGTTCTAAAGGATGGGCTAGAAGTGCTACCAATGCTGTAAAAAACAGTTTTACCGCAGATACCGACACAACCGTACTAGACGATGCAGTTCTTGTTTTATTGACAAAACTAAAGTATTTCCAAGTCAAATCGTTTGACACTACCGCATTGCAACAAGATTACAGCCGCTATTTAAGCGTTGCCAAAGCTAACGATAAAGGCTCTGCTACCCTGTCGTTTGCACCGCAACCAAGTGCCGTGCTTATTGGCTGGGCAAACATCCCTGATACTGGCTACGGCAGCTAATTATGGCAGTTGCTAAAGGTCGCACAGCCGTAACTACTAGCTTACCTGCCCCTATTGGGGGGTGGAACGCTAGGGATTCTTTGGCTGAAATGAACCCACTTGATGCGGTTCAAATGGTCAACTTCTTTCCTACGCCTACTGATGTAACGCTAAGAAAAGGCTATATCAAGACTTCAACTGGCATTTCAGGTGCAGTTTTAGCCCTGATGAATTACAGCAGCCCATCCGTAAATAAGATGTTTGCTTCAAATGCCACAATTATTTACGATGCAAGCACTTCTACGGCTACTGCAAGTCTTACTGGCAACACGGATGGCAAGTGGATTCACACCATGCTTACAACGGCTGGTGGTTCGTTTATGCCCGCTGTAAACGGTGTTGATCCGATGGTCGTATATGACGGCACAGTATGGTCAAGATCAGCCACTACAAGCACCGCACAAACAATTACTAGCATTACAAGGGGTGGTACAGGAAACCTTACAGCAACCCTAGTAACGGCTGTAGCGCATGGTTTGGTTACTGGTAATACGGTTACAGTAGCAGGCGCAACCCCAGCCGAGTTTAACGGTGCTTATCGGATTACCGTTACAAACGCTACGACTTTTACCTACACAATGACAACCGCACCTAGCGGAAATGCAACTATTGTAGGAACTTATACCGTTAAATACTTTGTAACAGGGCTAAATTCCAACCAGTTTGCAAACATTAATCTGTTCAAAGAACGCCTGTATTTTGTGCAAAAAGACAGTCTTAGCTTTTGGTATTTACCCGTAGATTCAATCAATGGTGCAGTAACCGAATTTCCCCTTGGCGGCATCTTTAAAAAAGGCGGTTACCTGCAAGCAATGGGTACATAGACTATTGACGCTGGTTACGGGGTAGATGACCTAGCCGCTTTTGTTACCAGTAACGGTGAAGTCGCTATTTACAAGGGATCAGACCCTTCCGACCCTACAGATTGGGCGTTAATCGGTATTTGGAACATCGGACAGACTTTTGCTCGTAAATGCTTGTTTAAATACGGTGGCGATTTGCTACTTTTGACGGAAGATGGTCTTGTACCCTTATCCGCAGGGCTGCAATCTACCCGTTTAGACCCCCGTGTCAACATTACAGACAAGATTTTCTTTGCTATTAGCCAAGCTGCTGACCTATATGCCAATAATTTTGGCTGGCAAATCAATTATTTTGCCAAAGTTAATATGCTGATCGTTAATATTCCCGTAACAGGGGGTTCAGAGCAGTATGTAATGCACAATATTACAAAGTCTTGGGCAAGATTCACCAATATCAACGCAAACTGCTGGGAATTAAGCGGTGATGATATGTATTTTGGTGGAACAGGCTTTGTAGCTAAGTTTTACGACACTTTTGCCGATGCAGGAACGAACATTACAGCTTTCGTTCAACAAGCGTATTCGTATTTTGACAGTCGTGGACAGCAAAAACGCTTTACCTTGGTTCGCCCAATCCTTCAGACCGATAATGGCTTACCTACCGTTCTATGCGGCATAAGTACCGACTTTGACACCGTAAATTTAACCAATCAAATATCGTTTAATCCGTCAATCCTGAATACAGGCGAATGGGATTTAGACACATGGGATAACGCTAATTGGGGCGGTGGTTTGGTTACGACTAAGGTATGGCAGGGCGTGACTGGATTAGGCTATGCTGGCTCAGTTAGCATGAATGTGGTATCGCAAGCAATTGAGTTTCATTGGGCTAGTACCGATTTTGTAATGGAGCGTGGGGGTATTTTGTAAATGCTTTGGTCAGCCAATACTTTGGAATTAAAGAATATTGCCAGCCAAATACTACAAAATGAGATAGGAGTTCAGCCTTGCGGTGATTTACAAGCTATATTTTGGGCTGATGAAAGTGGAAAGATTGAGTGGGTAGTAGGTTATACGGCATTTATTGGTAAGACTTGCCAAATGCACATGGTTAATTTAAAAGGTGGATATACGCCAAAACAGTTGTTAAAATCGGCATTTGATTACCCTTTTAATTATTGTGAACTGGTAAAAGTATTTGGAATAGTCAATAGCAACAATGTAAAAGCTATGGAATATGACCAAAAACTAGGTTTTAAAGAAGCACACCGATTTTATGGAGTGCATGACGATGGCGGTGATATTGTAGTTTTTGAAATGGACAAAGCTGATTGTAGATGGATCAGGGAGCGTAAAAATGAGTATTCTAAGACACTTTAATAAACATCATGGCTGGTATGACGGCAAACGCACCCCATTTGGCGGTGGCAAAGGCGGTGGCGCACCACCCCCACCTGATTACACAGGTGCAGCAAAAGAAACTGCTACAGGCAACTTAGAAGCTGCAAGACAGGCTACTGCTGCCAACCGTGTTAATCAAATAACACCATACGGAAATCTTAATTACGCTATTACTGGCGCAGATCCTTACGGAAATCCTACTTGGACAGCTACACAGACTTTAAGCCCTGAACAGCAACAGCTTTTAAATTACCAAACCCAAACCAGCATGGGTTTAGGTAAATTGGCAGGCCAAGGCCTTGGCTATGTAGAAAATATGCTGCAAACGCCTTTTGATACAAGCAGGCTGCCTTCTACTGGGTTTAATCCTAGCCAAAGCTACCAAGATGCGTATATGCAACGCCTTGCACCCCAGCTACAACAAGGGCGTGAAGCATTACAGCAGCAATTAGCCAATAAAGGCATTGACATTGGTTCTACAGCGTACGACCGTGCAATGATGAATCAAGCACAGCGTGAAAACGACCTGTTAGCTGCCGCTACTACACAAGGCTTTGGCGTTGGCCAACAAGCCCGTCAATCTGCCCTGCAAGAACAGGCTTACTTGCGTAATGAACCACTAAACACCTTATCTGCGGTGCGTACTGGCTCACAGGTTACAGGCCCACAATTTGTTAATTCTGCACAGCAAGCGACAACGGCTGGCCCTGATTTATTAGGCGCAGCACAAAATACTTACAATGCCCAAATGGGTGCTTATAACGCCCAGCAAGCCGCACAAAACAGCATGACTGGTGGGTTAATGAATTTAGCTGGTGCAGGAGTAATGGCGTTTTAATGGAAGAATTTTTTAGCCGTCACGAAAAAGTGGCTTTAATGTTTTCAGGCGGCAAAGATTCGATAGTTTGTTTAGATTTAATAAAGGATTACTGGAATAAAACTTTAGTTGTATGGGTAAACACAGGGGCTAATTTTCCTGAGATTGTGGAGTACATGGATGAAATTAAATCTACCGTACCGCATTTTTTGGAAATTAAAACTAACCAACCCGAAGTAATACGGCAAAAAGGTTATCCAGTTGATGTACTGCCAATTAACTTTACTGATCTTGGGCAAGCCTGTACAAGCCCAAAAACAATAAAGTTACGCAGTTATTTTGATTGTTGTGCGGAAAACTTTTGGTTTCCATGCGACACCAAAATGAGAGAGTTAGGCATTACTGGAATCATACGAGGGCAGCGTTTAGATGAATCACACAAAGCCCCTGTTAAGTCAGGTGAAGTATTAGCAGGAATAGAGTATTTTTTTCCAATAGAAGACTGGACTAGTGAAAAAGTTTTTCATCATTTACAGTTAAAAAATGGGATAATTGACGAAAGACTAAAAATTAGTCACTCGTCTTTAGATTGTTGGAATTGCACAGCTTATTTGAATGACAGCAAGGATCGCATGTTTTATATAAAAAACAAGCACCCTGAAAAATTTAAACAAATTGTGCAATTAATAAAAGAAGTAGATCAAGCTGTAAAAGATGAAATGCAAGGTTTAAGCAAAATTTTGGAGCTATAAATGTACAACCAATACACACCCAATCCATATATCCAACAAGGGCAACAGCAAGATCTTGGTGGTTTAAGCCCAGTATTTCAAAATATTGCAGCGCAACAAGCTAATCAAAATGCTGCACTTGCACAACAAAATCAATTGGTAAATGAAGCGGCACGGTTAGGTCAAGGTACTGGCGGCATGAACCCAATGGCAATGGCAATGATGTTGCGTAAAAAAGAACCAAACAAGCCTGCGCCTGTAATTGATTACAGCCAGCCTATGCCTTCAAGCAATGTTGGTTTATCAGGAATTGAATAATTATGGCTACATTACCAACAATTAACTTAACTGGTGGACTACCACCCGAAATTTTAGGGCAGCAACAGCAATTAAACCGCCAACAACAAATGGCGCAAATGTTGATGCAACAAGGCTCACAGCAGCCACAAGGTCAAATGGTTGGTGGTCGCTATGTTCAGCCTAGCATTTTTGCCCAGTTAGCCCCTTTAGCCCAACTGTACGCTGGTCAAACAATTGCTGAACGGGGCGATCAAAAGGCGTTAGATCTTGCCAAGCAATTGCGTCAGCAATACGCTGATGAAATGCAAAATTATTTAAAAATTCAGCGTGGTCAAGAAGCTGTACCTGAAAAATATACTGAAATGGCTGGGCCTTTTGGCGAAGGCGTTGGTAAAGATAATGCAGATGTGCCTATGCCAACCGCTTTCATGCCAGCACAAGCTGCTGTTGCACCTGATCCAATGCGAGCTAATTTGTATGGTTCAAGCGCATACAACCCAGTATTGCAACAAATGGCAGCTAAAAAGCTGTTAGAAGGCCCAAAATGGAAAGAAGTTTCTCAATTTAATCAACAAAGTGGCAATACTGAAACTTATCGTTATGATGAAAATTCGCCAAATCCAAGAGAAACTTTGCAGTTCATTGGCATAAGTAAACCTGCAATTAGCCCTGAAGCGCAAATAAGATTTGCCGATGAAGGCATTGGAATACCACAACAATTTAGAGGTGGTGCAGCAGGGCAGCCATCAATGCAAGGACAGCCACAAGGTCAAAACGCTGTTCAGATTCCAAATCAGCCTGTTGTTGGTCAACCAAGGCCTACATCCGCTCAACCTGTATCAGCAACATTAGTAAATGATCCATTTAAAGCACCGCCCCCGCCCCCAACATTGTCAAGCGGAAAAGAAATTAGGGAATGGAAAGCAGAACAATCAAAACCTTTAACTGGTACTGCTTTTGATATTGTTAATGGTGCAAAAAATTATCAAAAAGCTGTCTTTAAAATTCAAGAACTTTTTGACCAATATACGCCTGAAGATATGCTAAAACCAAATGTTCGTGCTATTTTTGGTCAGGCTGTTGAAAATGCTCGTTTACAAGGTAAAGAAGCAAATAAATTAGGCGCATTAACTGGGCCTGATTACGGCATTTTAGAAAAACTTGTTGTTGATCCAACTGCGTTTAATCAATTCCTAGTTGACAGAAGCACAATCAATAAACTTTATAACAACGAAAGAGCGTTTACTTCAGAAATTATTAAGGGAACTTATGAAACAGCACAAAAAGCTGTTCCTGAAAATCTGCGCCCATTTGTTGAAGTAAAGTCTAAAGAGCTTGCTAAGCCTGAATCTAAAGACGGCAAACCCAAATCAGCCGTTCCAATTCAAAGAGCTATTTTAAACGGTCAAAAAATAGAAACACGCAACGGCAAATGGGTTTATTCTGCAACAGGAAAGGCGGTTGAATAATGATTCCACTACCTAAAGGTGCTGTTGCAGTTGACGATGTGCCGCCTTTACCGCAAGGTGCTGTTCTACAACCTGAAACCGCTTATGACCGCTTTTTAACTAGCCTACGCAATCCCCAAACTGGTGGGCGTAGCGGTGTTTTTGGCCCAGCATTGGTAGGTGGTACAGGCGAATTGATTAAAGGTGCAGGTGCTTTAACGCAAATGGCGTTCCCTGATGCTGGAACACGCATGGTAGAAGTAGGCGAAGCATTGACCGCTGGTGCTAAAAGCGTCAATCCTGTATCTGCAACCGTAGGGCAAGTTGGTTCATATTTAGCCCCATTTAGTGCGGCTCAGAAAACTGCGACTGCAATTGGAAACATTCCACAGGTAGCAAGGGCTGTAGGTCAAATACCTAGTTTTGCTAGAGCAACAGGGCAACAAGCTGCTATTGGCGGTGCTTTAGGTTATGGATTAACTCCTGACCAACAAAACCGTGAACAGGCTGCATTGTTTGGAACTGTGACTGGTGGAGCTACACCAACAATAGAAAAAGGAATTCGTAGTGCTGCTAACTTTTTGCGTGGAACAGCCCCATCACAAGGCACGATGCAAGCCGCTGCACAAGGTCAAGAAGCTGGTTATGTAATACCGCCAACTCAAGTTAATCCATCGTTGCTGAATCGTATAATTGAAGGTACAGCAGGTAAATTAACTACCGCTCAAAATGCCAGCTTTAAAAATCAACAAATTACAAATCAATTGGTTGCTAAATCTTTGGGATTGCCTGAAGATACGGTAGTTACACCTGAAGTATTAAATAACCTACGCACAACTGCTGGCAAAGCCTATGAGAATTTAGGCGTTACAGGAACGATCAAAACAAGTCCAAAATTCAACAAAGCATTAGATGAAATTTCTGTATATAAAGATGCTAAACAGGCTGAAAAGGACTTTCCAACAGGTAAAATAAGTCCAATAGTTGAAGTAATTGATTCTTTGCGTTCACCTGTTTTTGATGTTCGTTCTGCAATGTCAAAAATCAATGTATTGCGTAATGATGCAGACATGGCGTTTAAAGCTGGCGATACAGGATTGTTTAAAGCCAATAAAGAAGCTGGCAAAATTTTAGAAAATACGATTGAAAACTATTTAGCAAACACCAAACAAACTGATTTGTTAAATGAATTTAGAAATGCCCGTCAGTTAATTGCTAAAACTTACTCTGTAGGTAAAGCATTAAACCCTGCTACTGGTACTGTAAACGCAGCTAAATTGGCAGAGCAATTAAAAGCAGGAAAACCGTTATCAGGCGAATTAAAGCAAGTTGGTGAATTTAGTAGTGCTTTTCCAACAGCGACTAAAACAACGGAAACTATGGGTAGCTTGCCACAAATTAGCCCACTTGATGTAGGCGGTGCGTTAATTGCAGGTGGTGGTACATACCTTTCAGGATCAGGTGCAGAAACACCAGTTACTTTGGCAACATTATTGGCAAGACCAGCTTTAAGGTCAGTAGCATTATCAAGACCAATACAAAGCAGACTAACTAATCAGCAAATGCAAAATGTAAGCCCCGAAACACGCAACTTAGCTAGAATGTTGATGTTACAAGGCGCAACTAAATATGGCGCAAGCAAAGAGGAGCAATAAATGAGTAGAAACGGATCGGGAGTCTATTCACTTCCAGCAGGTAATCCAGTAGTAACCCAAACTACGATTAGTTCATCATGGGCAAATAACACCATGAATGACTTGGCTGCTGCTATGACTGATTCGGTAGCGGCAGACGGTCAAACCCCAATGACGGGTAATTTAGACCTTAATTCGCACAAAGCCGTTAATTTAATTGCAGGATCGGTAGCTGGTGATTCTGTTGAATACGCCCAATTTACTGCTGCTTTTGTAAATCCTGTATTTGGCGGCACAGGCTTTATGCTGATTCCAAAAGGAACTACAGCACAACGCCCTGCAAGCCCTGTAAACGGTGAAATTCGTTATAACACCGATACAACACAGTTTGAAGGCTATCAAGGTGGCGCATGGGGTCAATTAGGTGGTGGGGCTACTGGTGGCGGTGGTGATGAAGTATTTGTAGAAAATGGCGTAACAGTCACAACAAATTACACTTTAAGCACAAACAAAAATGCTGAATCTGTTGGCCCAATTACAGTAAACTCAGGGGCAACGGTAACAATTCCTTCAACTCAAAGGTGGGTCATATTATGAGCCTAGTATTACAATCAAGCGGTGGTGGACAAATCACCATCCAAGAGCCTGCAACTGCTAGTAACTTTACGCAGACACTTCCAGCCGCTACTGGTACTGTAATGGTTAGTGGTAATCAGCCAGCGTTTAGTGCTACTCAAAGCGTTTCACAAAATATTGCAACAGGAACTCTTACAAAATTAACTATCAACTCAGAAGAATTTGATACTGCTTCTTGTTATGACAACGCTACAAACTACAGATTTACGCCAACCGTTGCTGGTTATTATCAAGTTAATGGTTTTTGTGCTTTTGGCACAACTGTTTCAACATCTTTAATAACTATTTATAAAAATGGTTCTCGTTTTAAAGATGGTATTTTAGGTTCGTCAACAGCTTCTACTAATCAAGGTGCTGGTGTTTCTGCTTTAATTTTTATGAATGGTTCTACAGATTATGTAGAGTTATATATGTTTCAAAACTCAGGTTTAACAGTAGCTGTTTCTCCAAATAGTTTTGCAACATACTTCCAAGCATCTATGGTGAGGGCTGCTTAATGTTATACGACAAAATCATGGCCCAAATCTAATGCACCATTACACTTAC